TTCTTCGCCGGGGCCTTGGGCTTCGCGGCCTTCTTCGCCGGGGCCTTGGCCGCCGGTTTGGTGATGATCGGCTTGCTCGGGCGCTTGGCGGCGGCCTTGGCCTTGGTGCCGACCTTGGCGGGCTTGGCCTTCGCGGCCTTGAGGGCGTTGGCGGCGACCACCTGATTCGCGATGGTGGCGGGGGCGACAGCGGCTTGGGTTTCGTTCGTCATTTCATGGTTCCTTTCAGGGTTAGAGTCGGGTTGGGCAGGTTGCCCCCACAGCCGCCCTCATCGAAGGGGCTGTGAGCTTCTCTGCTCAGTGGCGGTTGGCCCGGTCCATGCGGTAGAGCGCGTCCCGGACGCGGGTCCGGGCGGTCGGCCCCGCCTTGCCGAAGATGGCGGCGGCGTAGGCTTCCACGGTGTCGGGGTCGGTGCGGGCGCTCCACGGGTCGCGGCCGTCGCTCATCATCAGGGAGTGCAGGGCGTCGGTAAAGCGCTGCTTGTCCTCCAACAGGACGGAGGCGGTGTTCATCGGGTAGCTGGGCTGGTCCATCGTCTATCTCCTCTAGGTCGATCGGTGCTGCTCATTTCCATTAAAGCAGGCGGCGAAAGCGCTGTCCATTCAAGCTTTTTTATGGTGCCCATAGAAAGCCTTTATGATGGTCTCTCCGCTATCTTGCAGAGCGTATTGGAACACGGGAAGAGGGTGGCTGTCAAGCACTTACAGGGCGGAGGGGGTGGTCGGTCAGTTAGTGCTCGCTGATTGTGCGGCGCAGCATGGGGCTGAGGGGGGTCCGGGGCAGGATCGAGGCGCGGGGTCACATGACGACGGGATGAGGGCATATGCGATCGTCATGGGGTGGCTTATGGGCTCTGACGAAAGAGACGTTCTGGTTGCCTCCGTCATATGACGACGGGATGAGGCCCCGGCCGACGCGGGGCTCGGGGCTGTCGGCCGGGGGCGCTGACCGCCCGTGATACGACGAGGAGCGGAGGGGCGTATCATATGACAACGGCATCGGTATCGAGAACCGGTAACAGCAGAACGCGACCAGAACAGGGGGTCTCCTCGACTGGGAGACAGCGTCGGAGGTGCCAGCTTATGGGTCATGACGACGTGCTAGCCAGAACGTGGAAAGCTGAACGCATTAGCGGCGGCTAATACAGACCCGGTAACAGCAGAACGTCGCCAGAACGTGCAAGCGCATGGGGGTACGTCGACTGGGAGGATAGGGGGGCAGGGCCGGTTTGTTACCGGTGTCCGCACGCGTACGCGTGTGGTACGCGCCCGGCCGGTAGGCGCGGAGGAGCGCGCTAGGGCATGACCTATCACACCAGAACACCGAAGGCCGGCCGGGCCTCGTTCGCGTACGCGCTCGCGATGTAGCGCCGCAGCATGGCGTCCCCCCGGTAAGCGGTTGACGCCGTCCCCCGCGCGTGCTAGAATACGCCCGTGTATCGATCGACGGGGGCGGGGGCCACACCATGGCGGCATTGAGGAAAGCGACAGGCGGCGGAGAGGGGACGCACGAAGTGTCTCCTCCTTTTCGTGCGCGTCGGGGCCTCTGCCGCCTCGGGCCGCCCCCCATTCGCCGCCCGCAGGCTTCCCGCCCCCTCCCCTCAACCATAGACGACAGCTTCACCCACTTCATGAGCGTTGGCTAAGCCCCCCAAGACGCGAGAGCGCCGCGAGGCAACGGTGGCCTTTCTGGCCGAGCCGGAGGCCCTGCAGCGCATTTGCGCCCACCTAGGGGACGATGCCCGCACCCTTTACGAGTTCTGCTCGGCCCACGGCTTGCGTTATCAGCAGGTGCATGCGTGGCTTCACGACAAGGCTCACCCCGAGAGGATTTCCGAGTATGCGACCGCGCTCGAAGCGCGTGACTCGCAGCTTACCGATCGCGTCCATCGCGTCATGCGCGAGGTCGCCGAGATCGACATCCGGACGCTGTTCGACGAAAATGGCAACTTGAGGCCGTTTGACGACATGCCCGACGACGTCGCCCGGTCGGTCGCCGGGCTCGAAGTGGCACACGACAAGGAAGGCCGGGAGACGCGCAAGGTGCGCCTGAACGACCGCTTGAAGGGGGCCGACATGTTGGGCCGTGCGCTGGGCATGTTCAAGGACCGCGTCGAGGTGACCGGCAAGGGGGGCGGCCCCGTGCAGACCGAGGAGCTTTCAACCAACGAGGCGGCGCGACGCGTGGCTTTCCTGCTGTCCGCCGCTGCCCGCAACAAATCCAAAGCAACAGCAACAGCAAAGGAGTGACGCATGGCAACCATAGCCAAGGCAACGCGCAGGACGCCGGCAGGCGGCAACAACGAAGTGCACGTGACGACGTGGGCGGCCCTCACCACCACAAATGCGGACGGCGAGGCACTGGCCCTACCGAGCGCGGCCGACCGGTCGGTGCAGGTCACCGGCACTTTCGGCGCGGGCGGTAGCGTCCGCATTCAGGGGTCAAATGACAACGGCGTGACGTGGGCGGTGCTGACCGACCCGCAAGGCAACGACCTGAACATCACGGCGGCGAAAATCGAGCGGATCACCGAGCTGACCGAGCTGATTCGCCCGCTCGTCACGGCTGGTGACGGCACGACCAGCCTGACCGTTCACATTCTCACGAGGAGGGTGCTGTAATGGCTGACGTGAAGTCAGGGGTCAGTTACGGTGCGGGCGGCGGCGCAATCTTTCGGAGAAGGTGATCGGCGATGATCAGGAAGAGTGGCAGCGGGTACAGAGTCGTGTCGCACACGGGCAAGAACCTGTCCAAGCCCGGACTGACGCGGGCGCAGGCCCGTCGCCGCCTGATCGAGATCGAATACTTCAAGCGCCAGAAGGGAAAGAAGTAAGACCGTACCGGTCCGGATGACCGGATAGCAACAGCAACAGCAAAGGAGCAACGACATGAGCAACATTCTGACTTCAATTCACGGCCGCAGACTGGGCCTGATGGCGGCAATGCAGCTGCTGGCTCGCGGCGGCCTCACCCCCGGCGACGAGTCGATCGTCGACGTGACTACCGCCACCCTGACGGTGACTGCCGCCAAGCATGCCGGCAAGATCATCACGCTCAACCGGGCGGCGGGCATCACCGTCACTCTCCCGGCAGCGACGGGAAGCGGCATGGTTTACGAGTTCGTCGTCGGCACGACCGTGACGTCCAACAACGACATCATCAAGGTGGCCAACGCCTCGGACGTCTTCAAGGGCTTCGTGGTGCAGGCGCAGGACGCCGGCGCGACCGCCAACATCTATGAAACCGCTGCGACGGACGACACCCTCACGATGAACGGCACGACGACCGGCGGCCTCGCGGGCGACCGCTTCACGTTCCGCGACGTGAAGCTGAACGGCACCACGCCGCTGTGGCTCCTGCAGGGCTTCATGGCCGCGACCGGCACCGAAGCCACGCCGCTGTCGGCCACCGTGTAATGAACGGCTTCGCCGAAATCGTCGACATGCTGGCCGACTTGCCCGAAGCGGGCAGGAAGGCTGTCGTGGCCGAGGCTCTTTCGGCTACTGCCGACCGTCTGTGGGTCCCCAATCCCGGCCCACAGACGGAGGCTTTTTTCAGTGAAGCGGACGAAGTGTTCTACGGCGGACAGGCGGGTGGCGGTAAGTCCGACCTGATGATCGGGCTGTCCCTCACCGAACATCGCCGCTCGTTGCTGTTGCGCCGGACCAACAAGGAAGCGCTGGGCATCGTCGAGCGGATGACCGACGTGATCGGCTCGCGCACCGGCTGGAACGGGCAGGACAACATCTGGCGGATCGGCGAGCGCGTCATCGACGTGGGCGGATGCCAGCTGGATGAGGACAAGCAGAAGTACAAGGGAGTGCCCCACGATTTCATCGGGTTCGACGAGGTGTCGGACTTCACCGAGAGTCAGTACGTGTTCATCACCGGCTGGAACCGGACGACGATTCCGGGGCAACGCTGCCGCGTGATCGCGGCCGGCAACCCGCCGACGCGGCCCGAAGGCCTGTGGGTCTTGAAGCGCTGGGGCGCTTGGCTGGACCCGACGCACCCGAACCCCGCCCAACCGGGCGAAGTCCGCTGGTACACGACCATTGATGGCGTCGATACGGAAGTCTCCGGCCCCGGCCCGCACATGATCGCCGGGGAGCCGATTCTGGCCCGCTCGCGCACCTTCATTCCGGCCGAACTGTCGGACAACCCCGATCTGGCGGCCGATGGCAAGTACGACGCCGTGCTGGCGGCGCTGCCCGAGGAGCTGCGGCTGGCTTACCGGGAAGGCAGGTTCGATGCCTCCCTGCGCGACGGCGCTTATCAGGTGATCCCGACCGACTGGGTCAGAAAAGCGCAGGCGCGATGGACGCCGACTCCGCCGAAGGGTATCCCGATGTGCGCCATTGGTGCCGACGTAGCGCAAGGCGGGGACGATCGCACCGTGCTGGCCATTCGTCATGACGGGTGGTACGCGCCATTGACGGTGCTGCCGGGGAAGCTGACGCCGGATGGAAAGACCGTGGCGGGCCTGATCGTGGCGCACCGCCGTGACGGGGCCAAGGTGATCATCGACATGGGTGGCGGCTGGGGCGGTGCGGCCTATGAGTGGTTGAAGGACAACGACATCGACGTGACCGGGCACAAGGGTGCGGAGGGCTCGCTGGCCCGGACCAAGGACAAGCAGCTCAAGTTCTTCAACCGGCGCTCGGAAGTGATGTGGCGTTTCCGGGAGGCGCTCGACCCGTCGCAACCGCAGGGGTCGACGATTATGTTGCCGGACGACCCGGAACTTGTGGCGGACCTGACGGCCCCGACCTTCGAGGTGGGACCGAGGGGCATCAAGGTGGAATCGAAAGAACATGTGTGTGATCGCCTCAAGCGATCTACCGACAAAGGTGACGCAGTAGTGATGGCGTGGTCGGGGGGCGGCAAGATGGCGTCCCATTTTCAGCAATGGCAGGCTGGCGGAAGAAGGCCGGTGCCCAAGGTAGTCATGGGGCACCCGGCCGTTCGCCGAATTTCCGGGAGAGTATGACATGGGCAGTATTTTTGGTGGCGGCAAGGGAAAATCAGCACCTCCTCCTCCTCCTCCGGTCGTGGTGGTCCCGCAGGCGGACCCGGACGAACTGGAGCGGCAACGTAAGCGTGAACTGCGCAAGAAGGCCGGTGCGCGGCAGGCGACTACCGGGATGTCCGATTACGGCGATGAGACCCTTGGCTAAGGGAGGCAACGATGGACTGGATGAGAAAAGCACTCGGCCATAAGTTCGAGGAGCCGATGTCTATTTTGACCTCCGTCGCGGGGTCACTGGCTTCGGCCGTGCTCATCAACATGTTCTCGTCGGATGACGAGGACGAAGCGCCGACCGTTGCATCGAAGCCGGAGGTCATGCCGGAGGCAGACGATGAAGCGGCCCGCAAGGCGCGGCGTGAAGCCATTTATCGACGGATCGCGGGTCAAGGAAATCAGGGTGGCCGGGCCTCTACCGTGATGACCGACGAAGACGGCGGCACCACATTGGGTTAAGTTATGGATACCGCGCTGGAGACCATTATCAAGATCGGCCTTGGCCTCTTCGACAAGAGGTCAAGCCTCCTGTCCCTGTGGCAGGAAATCGCCGACAACTTCTACCCAGAACGGGCCATCTTCACCGGTGATCTGTCGCTGGGCGAGGACTTCGCCGCCAACTTGATGACGAGTTATCCTGTCTTGGCGCGGCGTGACATGGGAAACCAACTCGGTGCCATGCTGCGGCCGTCGTCCAAGGACTGGTTCCACATGCGGACGAATAATTATGACCGCCTCGACACCGAGTCCATCCAGTGGCTGGAGTGGGCGACCAAGGTACAGAAACGGGCCATGTACGACCGCCGTGCCCTGTTCGCCCGCGCCACCAAGGAAGGCGATCACGACTTCACGGCGTTCGGGCAGTGCTGCCTGTCGGTGGAGCTTAACCGGCATGCCACCGGCCTGCTCTATCGTTGCTGGCACCTCCGCGACGTGGCGTGGGCCGAGGACGAGAACGGTGAAATCGCGATGGTCTTCCGTCGCTGGAAGCCGCAGGTGCGCGACATTAACCGTATGTGGCCGAAGACGGTGCACCCGAACGTCAAGCAGAAGCTCGAGAAAGACCCGCTGGAGGAGCATGAGGTGTGGCACATCGTCGTGCCGGCCGAAATGTGCGCCGGTGACAGCGAGAAATACCGCACCCCGTTCGTGTCCATCTACGTCGACATCGCAAACAAGCACCAACTGGAGAAGACGGGGTCGTGGGACACGATTTACGTGATTCCGCGCTGGCAAACCGTCAGTGGCTCGCAGTACGCTTACTCCCCGGCGACGGTGGCGGCGCTGCCGGACGCCCGCCTGATTCAGGCGATGACTCGCGTCCTGCTGGAAGCGGGCGAAAAGGCCGTGACGCCGCCGATGATCGCCGTGCAGGAGGCCATCCGCAGTGACCTTGCAGTGTATGCTGGCGGGGTGACGTGGGTCGATGCCGAGTACGATGAGCGACTCGGTGAGGTGTTGCGCCCCATGACCAACGACAAGTCCGGCATTCCTGTCGGAATGGAAATGACGCAGGACACGCGCAAGATGATTTCCGAGGCGTTCTATCTGAACAAGTTGGCGCTGCCCCCACCCGAGCGCGACATGACCGCCTACGAGGTCGGGCAACGGGTGCAGGAGTACATCCGGCAGGCGCTGCCCATCTTCGAGCCGATGGAAATGGACTACAACGGCACGGCGTGTGAAATGACGTTCGACCGTTTGCTGCGCGGCGGCGCATTCGGGGACATGCGGGCAATGCCCGAGAAGCTGCGCAACGCGGAGATTCAGTTCGTGTTCGAGTCCCCGTTGCGTGACGCCACCGAACGCCAGAAGGGTCAGCGCTTCTTGGAAGCCAAATCGATGCTGGCCGACGCCGTGGCGCTCGACAAGTCGACAGTCTACATCGTCGATGCCAAGAAGGCGCTGCGCGACGTGCTGCACGGCATCGGGGTCCCGACCGAATGGACGCGGACCGAGGGCGAGGTCGCTGAAATCGAGTCCCAGCAGCAGGAGGCCCTCAATCAGCAGCAGATGCTCGGGGCCATGGAGCAGGGCGCGAAGATCACGAAGGACCTGTCTGATGCCGGAATGACCCAAGGCGGCGTACCGGTTGGAGCGCCGGCATGACCGCCCGCATCCCGAAGCCCGCGCCGTGGTCGCCTTGGGTGCCGCCCAAGTACGAGATTCATGACGTGGTCGCCATTCAAGCCGTTGCCGGGGGGACCGCCACCCCCGAGCAGCAGCAAGCCGCGATGCGCTACATCGTGGACAATCTGGCCGGCACTTACGGCATGTCGTACTGCCCCGGTGACGGGGACGGCAGGAGAGACTCTGACTTCGCGGAGGGCCGACGCTTCGTGGGGTTGCAGTTGGTGAAGTTAATCAAGTTGAACGTTTCATTACTGAGGAGAAAGCAAAATGGCTGACGATTTGAATCCCCCTGCTGGCGGAACCCCCCCTGCT